AGACGAAGGAGACGAACAAGATGCTGAAAGTCAAGGGACACCGGCTGCTTATTAAGCCAGATCCGCCGAAGGATCAAGTTAAGATCGGTGTAGAATTGAAGGCAATGGGTTTTGAAGTTGGAATGACAGCAGATCAAGAACGTAGGGAACTGGTGGGAACAGAGATTGGAACACTGGTTGGAATTGGTCCTACGGCTTGGCGGGCCTACGATGGTAAGGATGCAACGTGGGAACCGTGGGCTGTGATTGGTGATCGAGTTACCTTTGCCAAATACTCTGGGAAGATTGTTACAGACCCTGAGACAGATGAGAAGTTTATGGTTGTAAATGATGTAGATATGCAATGTGTGGTGACGGGGGAAGTTAACCCTTTTGAGGATTAATAGACATGGATAAAAAAGAAGAAGATGTCAAGATCCCAACCAAAGACGAGATCCTTGCAACACTCGAGGAAGGTTCGGTAGACGAACAGCACGATGAAGAGGCTCCCAAGCCGTCAGAAGCTGAAGTCTCAGCATCAAGTTATGGTTGGAAGAGTAAGGACAAGTGGATCGAAGCAGGTGGTGATCCCGAAGATTGGCGTCCTGCAAAGGCATTCTTGGAACGTGGGGAAATGATCGGTAAGATTCGATCACTCTCTAAGGAAGCTCAAGAAACCAAGTTCGCTCTGCAAAAGATTGCGGAACAGAACAAGAAGATCTATGAGAATGGTTATAAGCAAGCTCTTAATGATCTGAAGGCAGAACGACGTACAGCTCTTGAACAAGGTGACTTGGTTAAGGCTGATGAACTAGAAGATAAGATTGATGCAGCAAAGGCAGAGATTACAAAGCTCTCTAGCCAACCTGCTGTACCACAAGCACAGCAAGTAGATCCTGCCCACGTTGAGTGGGTTCAAGCTAACCCTTGGTACAATGATCCCGTCATGCAGAACTTCGCTGATGGTCTTGCCCGAGAGTTTGTCCGAGTAAATGGCGGACAGGTACAACCGGATGATGTTCGCAAGTATGTCAGTGCAACCGTCCGTAAAGAGTTTAAGCATAGATTTGAACCAGAACAAGTGAAGGGTGCGCCCAATCCCGATTCATCGAGTACGCGCACGGGAGGAAATAAGTCTGGTGGACTTAGTTCTAACCTTTCTAAAATTGAAGCCGACATGCCAGATGAACATCGACAGATAATGAAAACGATGTTAAAGATGGACCCGAAGTTCACAAAAGAAGAATATCTTAAGATGTACGTCTCAGGTCGATAAAGGAGATCCGAATGACTAGAATTAGCAGAGAAGAACAAGTAAAAGAAGAGCGTCCTGTCCGTGTCCCGGTCAGTGAGGCTAATAGAGACCGACTTTTTGTAGCTGGACTGGATCACGACACCTATATGTATCGTTGGGTTAACGACACAGAAGGTCGTTTGGCCGCATTCCTCGCCGGTTGGTGGGAGTTTGTGGATCAGAATGGTGAACCAGTCGGGCAAGGAACTGATCAATCTGCTGGTACTTCTTCAAAATTTTCGAAAGGTGTAGGACGGGGAGTTATTTCCTATCTTATGCGTATTCCCAAGACTCTCTGGTTGGAAGACCAAGAGAAGAAAGAAGCGAAGATTAAGGAGCTGGAATCGGCGAATGTAAGCGCCGCGAAGCGAAATGCTGACTACGGGAACATTAACAACAATGCCCGTTCGTAATAATCGCTAGACGGCACGTTAAACAACTTTAAGGATAATTTAACATGCCTAATATTAATGCTCCGAAGGGAATGGTTCCCCTCCGACATTTGGATGGCTCCCCCTTTAACGGCCAGTACACTCCGTTCCTTCTGCCCTCGGGCGATGGCAATGCGTGCTTTATTGGAGATATCGTTAAGTGGGGAAGCTCGGCTGGTACAGCGGGCCAAGTAGTTGCAGGGATGAACGTCGAAGGTATGCAGACTCTTGCCACCTTTGCCGCCACGACTGCTGTTGCTGTCGGTACTAGTATCGCTGGTGTTGCCCGTGGCTTCTTGGTCGATCCGACCTCGTTGGTCACGAAGCATCGCGTTGCTTCTACCAATCGTATTGCTCTGGTTGTCACTGATCCGACCGTGACGTATGAGATTCAGGAAGATGCAGTTACGACTCCGATCGTTGCCGCATCTGTTGGTCTGAATGCTTCGTTCAACACTGGTACGGGTAGTGCGGTGACTGGGGTTTCAGGAACTCAGTTGGTCTCGGCATCTGTTAACACAACGTCCACCCTGCCCTTGCGTATTCTGGGTCTGGTGCCTCGTGTTGACAATGCGTTCAACACTTTGGGTGCTGGTACAGATCCGGCGAAGTTTGAAGTTATCCTGAATGCGTCTGGTACTTCGTTTGGTGGCGTCGGAATTCTGGCTACCTAATCGACTCATAAAGGAGAATGACAAATGGCTGCTGTTAACACTGGTCTTTTTGGTAAAGCACTCTGGCCGGGAGTAAATCGTTGGTACGGTAAAGCGTACAATGAGTTCCCGGTGGAATACACGATGATCTATGAAACCCGTACTAGCCGTAAGAATTTCGAAGAGGATATGTCCATCTCTTCGTTTGGTCTCCCGCTCCAAAAGGGCGAAGGTCAGCCGGTGACGTATGACATCGAGCAACAAGGTTTCTTGGATCGTTACACGCACGTTGTTTATGCACTGGGTTTCGTCATCACTAAGGAATTGGTGGAAGACGACCTGTATGATGTGGTTGGGGAACGTAAGGCCAAGGGTCTTGCTTTCTCGATGCGTCAGAACAAGGAGAACGTGGCTGCTAACGTCCTCAATCGTGCATTCAACGCTTCGTTCACTTTTGGTGATGGTGTCACGCTGATCAACTCGGCTCACCCGAACGTCGCTGGCGGAACGTGGTCGAATCAGATCGCTATCGCTGCCGATATCTCGGAAGCTGCTCTTGAACAAGCTTGCATCGACATCCAGAAGTACACGAATGATCGTGGTCTCCGTATTAATGTTCTCCCGCAGAAGCTGGTTGTTCCTGTTGACCTCGACTTTGAAGCCAACAAGATCATGGAAACCCAGTATGAAGTCGGTACGAACAACAACACGGTTAACCTCGTTCGTTCGCGGTTCCCGGGTGGTGTGGTCAAGAATCACTACCTGACGGACACGGATGCGTGGTTCATCATCACTAATGTTCCGAATGGCATGACGTATTTTGAACGGCGTCCTGATGCGTTTACGCAAGATGACGATTTCGACACCGACAACGCGAAGTTCAAGGCGACTGGCCGTTACTCGGTTGGTTGTTCAGACAAGCGTGCGATCTACGGAAGTGCTGGTGCCTAACCTGTAATATAACAATTGGCTACCGACTAATACTCGGTGACATAGCCCTGCGAGGGAGGCGCGTATCCCTCGTATCCATCTTCTTAAGGATATAAAATGCCTAATGCAAGAGTTGTAAAAGTTCTCTTTCCGAAACCGGATCGTAGTCCAAATGGTATTGGTACGAATTATAAGGATGACATCAAGGGTTTGTTTGGTCAGCCTGACCCGACCCAATGGCATACTTGGTTTGAAGATTTTGACTATGCTGACATTGTTGGTAAGTTGATTCTGGTCAAGGTCGGTACTGGTACTGCCGTCACTACCACGGGTGTTGATGGTGGTGTTATTACTATTACGAATTCGGCTGCTGGCTCGGATGCTACCTCGGTTAATGCGTTGACTTCTTCGTTTGCTCCTGCGACCAACCGTTCGTTGATTGCTGAATGTAAGGCTCAAGTTGATGATGTTACCAATGCACATTTCGGGTTTTCTCTGTGTCCCGCTGCCTCGACTCCCTTTACCTATACGGAAGGTATCGCAATTCGCAAGATTGCTGGTGCCAACACGTTCACGATTGAAGTTAAGAAAGCCGGTACGACTTCGGCTACTCTGGCCTTCAATAGTGCTGGTGTAACTGCCGCAACGCAGTTCACGGTTGGTTTTGCTTATAAGGGTGTTCAAACCACGGCTGGTCAAGAGTTCGTCTTCAAGCTTGATCTGAATGACGGCAATGGTCCACGTTATCAATCGCTCTTCGTTCCTACGGCTAACGTCCCGACTGCTCTGCTTGGAGCTTCGGTCGGTGTGCTTAACAACACGGCGGTTGCTCGCGTCGCACTTGTTGATTACATGTTCGTAGCGAAAGATAGGTTCTATCAGTAATACGTTCCCGGCCTCTGTTTGGATTCATGATCTGTTCATGCCGGGAATTTCTCTTCTAAAAGGATCTATCAATAATGAAGGCTAAAACATTTACTCTGAATGCCCCGGGTGCAACTCCTTGGTGGATGACAGAGACGAAGACTACCCCCTTCAGCGTCGGCGTACAAGTCGATTGTGCTGGTGGTGGTACTTACAGTTACAAGTTGCAGTATGGTTTCTCCACTGATTATGATGTAGTCCAGACAGATCTACTGACTCGAGCGGCTGGTGTGGCTACTCTTGTCTTTCCGTCGAACCACGGTCTTTCCGTTGGTGATTCGGTGGTTGTCTGGGGTTCTGCTAACAACAACGCTGGCTCTACGATGGATGGTACATTCGACGTAGCTTCGGTGGTTGACCTGAAGACGATTACCTTCGCGGTGACTAACTCAGGACCGACGACAGTTCCTTCGGGACAGGTTCGTGTGAAGAAGATTCACTGTTTCGATGATACCACTTTCCCGGCTGCTACTGCTGCATCGAAGGCTGGTTCCGTCTCGATTCCTGCTAACTTCATGCGGATTGTCGCAGTCACGGTTACTACCGGAACATTGAATGTGACGTTTAACCAAGGTTGGTCAGGTAACTAATGTCAACTAGGGTCGGGAAGTCCTACGAATATAATGGAGTCTGCGATGTCTGCGGATTTGTTTATAAGAACAAAGATCTCCATAAGAGGTGGGATGGATTTCGTGTATGTAAAGCAGATTGGGAGACTAGAAACCTCGCTGATTTCTATGACACCCCGAATGATACCCATGTCCTTCCGTGGACCCGACCTGATGGTAACAATCACGAAACAACTTGGACCCCGGTATTTACGGGGTTAACTCAAACTCCCGGGACTGGTTCTATTACCATAACGGGAACCTACAAACAAGATGCAATCAATGCTCATGTGGTGAACTTCCAAATTGAGATCTTGATTACAGGCAATGCAACTACTGCTGCGGCAGCGGCGACTGTGACTATGCCCGTCAGCCCTGTATCTGCTGGCACAACTCGAGTTATGGATAGTCAAGCTGTTCTACTCGGTAAGGGTACTGTGAGCATTGGTTCTACTGGCTCACTTCCTAACTGGAGTGCATTGAACAGGACGGTAATTATTTCTGGCTCTTATGGGATTTAACTATGGCAACTGCAACGACTAGTAGTTATGTAGCAACAAGAGATGACATTATTACCAGAGCCTTAAGGCTTTGTGGTGCCATTGGTCAAATGGAAGTTGCTGATGCCGGAGCCATTACCGAAGCAGCAATGGCTCTGAACATGCTCATCAAAGAGTGGCAAGCAGATGGAATGCAACTTTGGAAGATCAGCACGATTAACTTTCCTGTAGTTGCGGCTACGGGTAGTTATAACATTGGAATAGGGGCAACCTTGAATCAGGAAGCTCCTCTGAAGATCATCCAAGCCTATTCTCGTTCGGGTACTACTACTGGACCAGATGCTCCTTTCACACTCTTCACCAAACAAGAGTATGACATGTATTCCTCCAAGTCTATTGCCGGTACTCCTACCCAGATGTTTTACAAGACTCCGGGTCCTAGTGTTGGAGCGATGGTTGGTACGATCTATCTTCTTCCTGTTCCTACGGCTGTGGATGTCTCCAATGCTCTTAACATCTATATGACTGGTGTCTTTCCTCTTAAGGACTTTACGGTATCTACGGATAACCCAGACCTTCCAAGTTATTACTACAATGCCCTATGTTGGGGTCTTGCTGACCAGCTCTCTACAGAGTATGGAGTCCCTTTGTCTGAACGTGGATTCATCCAGAATAAGGCTGAAATGCATTTGGAAAAGGCCAAGAACTTCGACATTGAAGAAGGTAGTCTCTATATACAACCTTCAATGGAGGAAGGTGAGTAATGAGTGCTGATAAGCCTTTACAGGATGTCTTTAACACTGTCCGCATTCCGGTAACGGATGCGGTTATTTATACTGATGCGACACAAGATTATGGGTATGTAGGTGGAAATGGTACAGATAATGGGTTATATTGGAACTGTTATCCAAACTTTTTTACTGATCGTAGTCAGAATCAATACTCTAGTCAGTTTGATACGATGTCCTGTAAACGAGCTGGAAGTTTTAGTCTCCAGAATATTGCGAATGGAACGATCCCAACTGCTAATGTTACCACTTCAGCATGTAATATTGTCATTACTAGTTTGGATGATGTGTTCGTACAAGCATTGTGGGACAATACAACCTCTCTTTGGCGTATAGTTCAGTATCGTCCTAGTGCCAACACTTCTGTTCAAATTGGAACGATTGCTGGTGGAGCCAAAACAGATACTATCTATCTCTACGAAGCAATCGTTGCTAATGTACCGACTCTTCTAGTCTCATATCAGAATACAGCAGAAACAGCTTCTGTAGGGGCTTATGCTACCAGTGCCGGTGGAGTCTTTACTGCTGCCTCACTTACGGTCATTGCAGACGCAGACTTTCCCGGAAACATTGCTAATGTTCATACCCGTGGTAACTTTGTTCAGATGGATGGTTATTCTTTTATGATGAGCAAAGAAGGTGGAGTCTATAACTCTGACCTTAATTCTATTACATCTTGGAATGCTCTCGGGGTTGTTCAAGCCAACTCTTCACCAGATCAAGGTGTAGGTTTGGTGAAATATAAGAATTACCTTATGGCCTTTGGAGAGGATAGTATTCAGTTCTTCAATAATGTGGGTAACTCCGCTCCTAAGTCTCCTCTTGGCAGAACAGATCAAGCTCAAATGAATTGGGGTTGTCCTTTTGCCAAGAGTATTCTTGTTATGGATGATGCGGTGTATTGGTGGTCTAAGTCCTCTGGTGGACGTTGGGGATTATGGAAGATTGATGGTGGATTTGCAGCAACTAAATTGTCTACCTCAAAAGAAGACGCGCTTGCTCAACGTCAACCAAAAGTCCCAGAGTTATATGCCTTCATGGACCATGGCAAACAACATATTATCACTACTATTAATGTACAAGGTAATTTGCTCTGGAACTGTGGATTATCTGGTGATACGGGAATTGGAGGTTCTCCAGCAGGACAACCAGCAGCCATAGGTTTCACTAATGATCCTTTTGTATTACTTCCTACGGATTTAAATTCAGGTTGGTTATGTTGGGATATAGCAACTGGCAATAGTTGGGTGTGGTCATCCGTCTCTATTTCCCTTACCGCATTTCCTTTAACTGCCCAAAATTTCCAGAATTCACTCAGTTACCAAAGTACTACCTCTGTAGCTGTCGTCTGGTCCTCCGCAGCTCCTAGAACAGATATAGGACTAGCAAGTTTGTCAAATTTAGTCTGTCAATTAGTTTCTGACTATTCTGGTGGAACCTACTTTACTGATACTGGTTTATCAGGAACCTTTAAATATGTAACTGCTGCTATGCAGTTTAACTGGTGGGATTTTGGAAATAACAAGCTCAAGAGGATTCACAGATTCAGTGTCATTGCCAAGACGATAACTCAAAGTATTGGTAATCCCACTCTTGCTCCTTATACATGGGTTATTTCTAATAAGTATAAAGGCAGCATGGTAAATCAAGGAACGACAGTTAATACCTATCGCATTAGTAAACGAGTGTGTATCCAGAGTCAGTTAGTAGATCGGACTTCTGTTAATAATCTTGGAGCTTCTCGTAATTGGTCTTTTGCTATTATTCAGAAGAGTGATGGTCCTTGGTATGTAAGAGCAGTAGAATTGGATATTTCACAAGGAACACGTTAAATGGCGGAGATACAATTCCTTCCTGCCCAACCTTTCGTAGCTGCTGATATAACTGATCCTCAATGGAAGGATTGGTTACTCCAAATGTGGAGAGCATACCAACGTAATCACGTTGTGGGTGTTTCCCAGACTGCTGCTTTCTTTGCAGACATGGAGACTTACTTCTATCCCTGCGATACATCAGGTGGAGCATTTGCAGTTACTCTGCCTTTAGCTTCTGACTGTATGGGTAAGATGTATGAGATATTCCACAGTGCAGGAGCCGGTGCTTTAACGATTACCATGTCAGGGGCAGATGTTCTAGCTCCAACTGGAGCAACACCAATTACCCTTAATGTAAGTGTAATCTTTATCTCTGATGGAGTCTCGACTTGGTACGCCATGTCAGGATCATCTGGAGCCTCTGGGAGTTCAGGAATGTCAACAAGTATTATAACTGCTGCTGGTGCGGGTACATATACTGTTCCTGCTAACTGTTATGTTCTTAAAGTCGCTCTACAAGCCGGTGGTAATTCTGGTTCTGGTGGGATTACTGGTAACAATGGAGCCGGAGCAGGAGGTTCAGCAGGAGAGTTTTTGAGTTGGAGATATG